ACGCACACCCATCGTTGGCTTGGAGCCATCTTTTTTCATTGACTGGCGGTTCCAGTCGTTAACACGTCCAGTCATAGCTCACCTCATTTCTTCATGTCTTTGCCGTACATAGCACCACGGTTACCGCAGCCGGACATGCCGGACTTGGTAACCATGCCGCCATCGGCGTACTTCTTGACCATGCCACCGTTGGCCATCTTCTTGCCGTGCATCTTGGCCTCGTGCTCTTTGACCTTCTTGTCAGCGACCTTGGTCATCATCTTCTTGTCCTGCTTGCCGTCCATGTGTTTCATTTGGAACCTCACTGCATTAAGTTTGCGTCTTGCCCACCAGCGGGATTACCGGCGGGGTCCATACCCTGGGGCGCTGCGAGCTGCTGCTGCTGAGCCATTGCGGCTTGCATCTGCGCCAGTTGCTCCTGCTGGAACTCGAGCTTCTCCGTCGTGGGCACGAGCTTGTCGGTGTCCATCTGGAGGGAGGCGGCAACCTCGCGCAACAGGTAGGCACGACCGTTCTGGCCAACGATCTGAAGGTCGATCGGGTTCGCGGTTGCTTGCAGGAATTCGTTGCGGCGCATCTGGAGCTGCTCTTTGGCAACCAAGCCCATCGCGCCCTTGGCCAAGATCTTGAAGTCACCCTTACAAGAGGGGTCGGAGTCATAGATCATGTTGTGGATGTACAGGCGATCGACCACTGAGGCGACCACGATGTCGATCGAGGAGATCGCCGTCTTGATGCCCTTGGCCGCATTGTCCATCAGCATCGACAGGCCGGACGCCGTGCGACCAGCGCCGCCAGACTGAGCCGAGCCGTACACGTAGTTCGGGATACCCGTGACTTCGTCGGCCTGACGGGAGAAGTACTGGTAGACGTTCATCAGCGCCTGGGCGTTCATCTCGGGCTGGAAGAAGCGAACGGCAGGCTGGCCACCGCCAGTGCGGTCGGAGGTCGTCTGCCAGATCTTCCAGGGGTACATCGCGGTCACGTCCTCGCCATCAGGCAAGCGGTCAACCTGAACCTCAGCCTGGGGACCGGAGGCGATGCCCATGTTGTTGGCGAGCGATCGGGCGGCTGCGTTGCACAGCACCTGGGTGTCGCGCATCTGCTCGGCCAGGGCGGTGCCCCAGAAGGAACCGGGCACGGACACCCATTGGGCGATCTCGTAGGGGCGACGGCCGAGCGGGTCGGGGTTGATCGCCACCTTGATGATGAACGGGCCAATCATCCAGACGTTGCACTCGTACTCGAGGTAAGGGTCAATCTTGCCCTTGTAGCCCCAGTCGATCAGGGTCTTGCCCTGGACGCTGCCCCAGTACTCCAGAGCCTCGATGACTTCCTTGGTGTACAGGCGAGCATGGGGTTTACCCTCAAGGCGATCGCGCTCCTGGTCACCCATGAGCCACTGACGGAAGCCCTGGTCGCCGAAGCGGTCCAGCACCTGGTCGATGTCCTTGTCGCTGTACCCAGGGGTGCCGCGCATGGACTGGAGCGACATGCGGGTCAGGCGGTGACGCTCGATCAGGAAGCCGTCGTTGACGGTGCTCGAGTTGGGCGAGGGGAAGATGTCGTGGGGCGAGACGCGCTCGGTCTGGCGGGCGTAGTCGGTGATCACGATCGGCTTGAAATTCGGACCCCACTTCATGGCCTTGGTGCGGCGGATGACTGGACCCTTGAGAATGGCGGTGGGGTAGGTGACGAAGTCGTCCACGAACTCGCGCACGGCCTTGTCGAAGCCGCCGTGGGAAAGCTGGTCGTCGATCTTGCCCTCCATGCGGCGGGCCTTCTGCTTGGCCTCCTCGCGCAGCTTGTCCACGATCTCGTCGTGAACCTGCTCCATGCGGACGCGGAATGCTTCGGGGTGAACGTCGCCACCCGCCTGCACGAACTCCATCATCTCCATACGCACCAGGTCCACGATGCCTGAGGAGATCTCCGGAGGAAGTTCAGGATCTTTGGAGGGTGAGAGTTCGAAGGGGCGCTTGCCGTTGCCCAGCATCACGTCCGTGATCCAGGAGTAGGCGGCGCGACACTTCACGTCGGTGATGCGCATGAAGATGTCCGAGCCACCCGTGCGGGAGATCTCGATCGCCTTCTCGGGGTCGTAGACGCCGCGGCGCTGGCGTTCACACTTGAGGAGACGTTCTGTGATCTCGGTCTTGGCGAACTTCGCCCGAGCCCAGCAGTCGTTGACGTGCGCCGATAGCTCGGTGCCCATCGCCTCGATGAGTTCGTTTTGTTGCTCGACGCGAACGTCGATCTCCACTGGAGCGTCTTGAGCTGAGAGTGCTACTCCGATGCCATTCATTTTTAGGTCCAACCTTTACTGGATGCGGGCACAACGCTTCGAGCCCGGATCGGACTCAACCCATTGCGTACCCTCAAGCACAAATACTGAAGAGCGTCATGAGGGTGGGAGAACCCATCCTTGACAGGCCGGTCTCTGTATCGCGCTTGCCCAGAAGATTTCAGGCGTTCGTAGCGGTAGCGACCATTGAATCCCTTGCGCAGCGTCGTGCAGCTCGGGTCCAAAAGAAAACCAGGACCACCGTCGATCATGCGCGTGAGGAAGTACGCAACCGATTCTCGCCGGGGTATGAAGTCGTTGGTGGCAGCAGGCTCCGTGTGAAGCCCCTGCTCGAGCAGCTCCTGGAAGCAGGTGCGCTCGTCGGTCTGGGCACGGATAGCGCCAGCGGGATCGCCTTCCGAGAACCGGTGAAAGCCGTTGTACCGGTTGGTCAGGATGGGGCGCACAACGTCCGCGGCGAACTGGCGGATACCCATGTCCTCGGAAACGATCTCCTCGAGGATGTGCAGTCGGCCGTTGGGCATTTGCTGGCCAATGATGCAGGCCGGGGTCAAGCCGAAGTCCCAGCCCAGGATGATTGGCAGGCCGCGCACAGGCTCAAGCGGCTTGGACGAGACGTGAACCCGATCATTCCACTCGGCGTAGACGGGCTTGCCATCAGACGTGGTACCGTAGTTGCCCATCAGGAAGACGTTGATCCAGCCCTCGGTCTTACCGGCCACCTGGTTCAGGTAGTACTGGTGACCAGAGGGTAGGTTTTCGATGTTCTCGGCTTCGGGGTTCGGGAGGTAATCGCCGTCCTCGTTGCGGTACAGGCCACCGGGCTGGTGGAAGAACGCCCAGTTCTTGGGAGTCTCAACCGCCGCGAACTGGTAGTACCAGTGATCGTCGTCCGGTGGGTTGGTGTCGATGATGACGCCAGTCCAGGATGGGCCACCCTTGATCTTGGAAGGGAAGCGCCCAACACGCTGGGTACACATGTCGAAGACGCCCTTGGGGATCTCCGAGCCTTCGTTGATCCAGATGCCGGTGAGCTCCAGCGAGCGCAGCTTGCCGGTGTCCATCTCGGAGTCGAGCGCCAGGAAGATGACCTCGAGCTCCATCGAGGTGCCGTCGCCGATGTCCTCGATGCGCATGAAGCTGGTGATGGGCGTGTCCCAGCGGATGGGGGCCACGTTCTGCGGGAACCAGGTCTGCCACGTCTTGATCGTGGTGGACTTCAGTTCTGGGTAGGTGTTTCGGATGATGGCCCAGCGGGACCGTCTGACGTTGTCGAACCAGGGACGTTGGGCGAGCGCCCGCATGACGATCTCGGAGCAGCAGGCAGACGACTTGCCAGAACCGACTGGACCCATGAGTCCGCGGACGAAAGAGTTGTCGTTGTGAAAAGCGGCAGCGTTTGGTCCCGGAGGGAAGTAGGTGACTTGCCCTTCATCGACACTGGCTGCAACCGCTTCTGTCATTTGGGAAGGTTGGCGTTCAGGTTGAACGTGATGCCCTGTGCGCCGGTCTCGATCTTCACGTCAGACAGGTTGGGCAGCGACTTGTCCAGCAGGATCTTGATCGCCTGGACTTGCTGGGTGGTGAGGGTGACTTTGCCGGTGGCGCAGTCGGTCAAACGATTCACGAGCTGCGAAGCTTGAATCTTTGTACGAACCTCTTCTTGGTGATGCTTGCGCAAACGTGCTGCCATATAAGCCTCTGTCTGGTTGGTGGCTTTGGCAGATTCTGACTGGTGGTTTAAGCGCGGTGGAAGCGGGGNCTGGGATCGAACCAGCGACCTCCTGGGTATGAACCAGGTNGGATACCACTTCCCCACCNCGCATCAGGGTGACCCGTGACGTGGGTCATTCGGTCAAATCACCAATTACAAAAACATTCACCCTCGGAGACTAATTGGCTTTGACTGCGGAGGTTATTGGCCCCACCAACCGCTGGGGTCAGACCAGTCTGGCAACTGCTCAATCCACAGCTTAATTGGTGATTCAATTCAAAGCCAACCAGTCAGACCTGGCATGACTCTTGCGGTATTACTTATACGTAGAACCGTTATACGTTTAACCGTACTACGGTTAACCGTACTACGGTAACCATTGGAATATATACATGACACACCCTCTAAAGGGTGTGTCTAAGTTACAAAACAAACTACGTATAACCGTAGTAAAGAAAACCGTTCTACGTAGAACCGTGCGCGAGGCAATTAAACCCGTTGGCGTTTGACCACTTCGCCAGCAGCAGCAAATGACTTGAGCAATTGCTGAACGAGTTTGAGCAAGTCCTCGGTACCGCCGAAGTGAAGCAGGTCCAACTCGGCGTCGAACGCATGGCGTTCACCGTAGATCATCACGTCCCCATGCAACCGCACCAGGTTCGGAGCCAGCAACAGCTCGCTCTGAGGCGATACGTTCACCTCGCGCAGAGGTTCGAACTGGCGAAGGTAGGACTGGACATAGGCGGCGTTGAGCATTCGGGTCTCCGGTTTGGTTGAAGTGAAAAAAATTATCACTGGTGCAAACAAGACCCGCCAAGGCTTTTTCAAATGGTCCCTAGGGGTAGGTATACCCCACCCCATTTCAACGCAGCCATGCCACGATTTAGCGGCTTGCTGAGGCTTTCATCAGACCAGGGTTGGGTGAATTGATCAAAGAGTAGTGAAAAGGTAAGGATCGTACGTGTAATAGGGTACGTACTGGAGTCCTCATACCCCCCTATGCCAGCACCTGGGCCACTTAGGGGTACCCCCTCCCCCCTGCCCTGTGTACATACGATTGATAATCCGTTGGAGATTGGCTCTACGAGCGGCTCTCCACTCCTTTTGTGCTTAGAACGTGCATATCTACGCCCGTTTTCCTGACGGAAACGGTCTCGATATACCTTTTTTTGGGGTTGTCCACATGTTTTCCACAGGTAAATCCTCGTGCGTGTATTTGCCTGTCCCATCAACACTTTTTCGAGCTAACTCATCATGGACAAAGAATCTCAACAAGCCTTGCATCACGTCATCGGTGGCCTCGTGCTGCTGTTCGTCATCGCTGTCATCGGTCTCATCTTTTAAGGAGCTTCTCATGAAGAACTTTGCACTCGTCATCATCTGGTCCTTCCTCTTCGTCTGCCTCGGTCTGAGCCTGTACCTCGGACTCATTGCCATCTTCGAGTTCTACAAGCCTGAGCGTGATCTCGAGATCGTTCTGGTCAACTCTCTCTACTCTGCCTCCATCTTCCTTTTTGGAGCTTTGACCGCCTGCATTGCTGAGTCTCATCTGGCTCTGCGTGGCATCCGGTAAACCTTCTCGCTCCGGCTAGCCGCTCCCGTATGCCCCTCACTGCGTGAGAGGGGCATCCTCTCGCTTGTTTGATTTCTTAAACCCCGTGCGCTTTGCACTTTTTTTTGGAGATTCGTATGAACGCAATGACTGGTTATTTCACTGCCCGTGACCTGGGTATCTCTCGTGCTCCCACTCCTGCCCAGCTCGCTTGGTTCGCCAAGAAGGGCATCAAGGCTCCCGCCACAGTGGAGGAGGCTTCGGCTCTCATGCGCCAGATCATTGGTGCAGAGGAGACCGCTCCCGCGACCAAGGCTCAGACTGGCAAGGCCTACATGCTGGGCGTCAACCTCGGCTGGGCTGGCAAGGAGCTGCCCGGTGCAGGTGTGCGTGAGGTCTCCTCACAGATCTACATCCTCGAGGCTGTGGAAGCTGTCCAGCGAGCTGTCGCTGACGAGTCCATGACTCAGGATGACGTGGACGCCGCATTGAAGATGCTCATGGGTCGATGCCTGGAGCGCTTCGCAAAACCTGTCGCAGAGGAGCGTCGTCGAGTCTCCGAGGCCATGCCTCAGGGCGAGCCAGCCACGATCTGAGCTGACGTGTGAATGAAGAGGGGTCTGGGTCAAACCAGGCCCCTTTTTCATTTAATGAATCACTCACAACTCTGTATTTACACCAAGGAGCAACTCAAATGCACACAAACGATCGTGATGAACTGACTGACGCATTGCGTGACGAGCTTGCTCGGGTGAATCAGCGTCTGGCAGAGCAGCCAGCACAGCAGGAGCCTGTGGGAGAAGTGGTGCAGGCATTCGCAGATTTGACCGCCATAAGCTGGAAGCACAACGGAGGGCGGTTCCCACCGATCGGCACCAAGCTCTACACAGCCCCTCAACCACAATCAAGCAAGCCGTGGGTAGGGTTGACGGATGAGGAAGTTCTCAACGTCATGCCTGATGATGACAACCCTATGTCTTTGGGCGAAGCGTTTTGTAAGTTTGCTGTGTTGCTCGAAGCCAAACTCAAGGAGAAGAACCATGACCAATGAAGCACTGCAAATCCTGTTGACGCTGGCCTTTGGCGCGGCGTTTGGCCTGATCGTGGGCTGGTTTTTATGGGGAGAGAAGCGATGAACATTCATCAATGCGAACGATGGGCGCAAGAAAAAGGGTTTGACTCTTGCGAGTTCTACGCGGAGTTTCCGAGTGGCAAACATAAATGCAGATGGCTCGACGCCTACTTCGGCATGTTTGAAGTACCGGATGTCATGGAGGGGTTTGTCATGGTGCGCCAGATGGACGAGATGTTCCCCTCTTTGATATGTGAACCAATCACCAAGGAGAACACATGATGGACGACGACGATACACAAGAGTACGCACACCAGCGCCAGTGGGTTGGGCTGACGGACGAGGACATCGAGCAGGGCTGGAAAGAGTCTTGGGTGGACAAGCAAGCGTTTGAGTCCGCCGTCTGGTGGGCTGAGAAAAAACTCAAGGAGAAAAATCATGACCTTCACAGAGCGACAGCGCAACCTTATTGATTTTTGCAAGAAGGCTGGTTTTGGCTGGAGAAAGTTTGCTGAAAGCGTTGAGCGAAGTGGGCAGTGTTCACCTAAACAAGAAGACACTCTCTGCACGATGAAGCAAAGAATCGACCAAGCTGAGGCCGTCAAAGCTGGGAAGTTTAGGAGCTACGGAAAAAACAACATCAACGACTGCGAGATCATGTCGTTTGGGCTGCACATTTAACTCAAGGAGAAGAACGCATGAGCCCCAAGGATGAAGCACTCAAGACCGTGGACAGGATGAAGACCGAGACCATCCACGCCCAGGCATTGCAGCTCGAGTACCTGCGCAACAGGCTCATCGCCACCGAAGATGATGTCACTCGACTTGCCAAGGAGAACCGGACTCTCCAGCTCAAGCTGATGTCTGCAAACAGGATCGTCAACCAACAACAAGGAGCCTGAAATGGGACTCGACATGTACGCATACACCGCACCGGCTGACCTGGTGGGTGACAAGATGACCGACCATAACGAACTCATCTTTAGGNATGGGCATGCGGTGGCTGGTGTGGACAGGGACTTTGCCTACTGGCGCAAGTTCAACAACTTGCATCAGTGGATGGAAAACCTCTACTACAAGAAGGGAGGCGAGAGCACATCGTTCAACTGCGTCACTGTCAGGCTGATGCCAGATGACTTGGACAGACTCGAGGCTGAGGCATCCAAGCTGTCGCCTGCCAGCAGGTTCTTCTGGGGTGATGAGCAGGAAATGACCCAGGACGACATCGACGAGGTGAACACGTTCGTCCTGCGATCTCGGGCAGCTATTGCCGAGGGCAAGGCAGTGCTCTACGACAGTTGGTGGTGACCAATGTGTCGCACACAGGGGCCGGGACACCGGCCCTTTTCATTTCTATGGGTCACTCATGACTCTGTATTTACATCGAAGGAGCAGCCATGAACATGAGCGCTGAAGACATGGATCGCATCAAGGAACAACTCGCCAATGAGACTGGTCCTCAGGACCCTATGGAGCGGGCAATGGAGAGCGCCGAGATCATCCGTCAGAACATCGCCTCGATCAAAGGTGATCGCTACCTGGGTCTGGTTGAAGCTGCCGTCTTGATTCACAAACAGACCAAGCTCATGGCGTTCATCGCGCATCAGTTTATTTCTGAAGATCAGCTTGAAGAGATCGGTCGCATCCACTCACAGATCAACGCCCGGATCATAGACATCACGGTGCACATCTATGACGAGGACTTCTCGCCGTCTGACGCCAAGGAGTTGATGATCTGGGTCGATCGCATCAGCAATGCCGAAGATGCTGGCATCAGGAGCGAGATCGATAACCTCATCCCACGCGACTGAGCAATTGAATCCTAACATCACCGTTTTTACACCGGAGCAAATCATGACACTCGAATCCGCACTCGACCAGTTCACTGGCACTGAGCAGTACCACTACAACCCGATGTACCGCTGGCTCAAGTACACGGACGGCGTCCAGTACTTTGCAACCAACGCTGGAGGCGGCGCCTTCTGGTTCCTCGACATCGTCGGCACCGAGTTCCGCAACCTCGCCAACATCAACCCCTTCATCGCCATCGACATGACCGTGGCTGATGGCAAGGCTGTCATCGACGTGACTGATGGAGACGGCGGCAAGATTACTAAGAAGAAGATCAACTTCACCGACTGCCCGACAGGTGTGTACAAGTTTTTCCTTATCAGCGGCGTGCTGCTGCTGACCTCGGAGTACTGACCATGCGCTGGCCAAGATCAACCTAAAAGGAGCAAAGCCATGAACACGTATCACGTATACGGCTCAGCAACACGTGGCGGCGACGCCGAGCTACTCGGCTCTGTGCTGGCCGATGATATGTTCGAGGCGGTGGTGAAGATCGACACACAGTTCGCCGACTATTTCATCGACATGGTAGAGCTTGCCCCTGCGGCACACCAAGGAGTAATGCAATGAAAACATCTGAACTGACCGGAGCCGCGCTCGACTGGGCGGTGGCGAAGTGTGAGGAAGCCAACATAGGTGACGGCTACTACACCGGTGTTGTTCTGAGTGACGGGGAATTTAAGTATTCGCCATCAACCGACTGGTCACAAGGTGGGCCGCTCATTGAGAGGGAGGGTATGTGGCTGTACCAATGGAACGAGCAAGGCGAACCCGATGTGGGCTGGGGTTCCGAGGACAAAGACGGCAACCACGTCCGCACAGGCCCCACCCCACTGATTGCCGCCATGCGGTGCTACGTGGCATCCAAACTCGGCGACGAGGTGGACGTGCCCGAGAAGCTGAAATGAACACCACTGAAGTAGCCATGCTCACGGCGTTCATGTACTCGGGCGCATCCCAACACCATATGGATAGCCTCGCTTTCGAAAAGTGGGGTGGCCACGTCGGGTTTGTGCAGAGCTGTGCTGAGTACGCTCAGTTCCTCTCGGCGTGGATAAGCCTCCAGGAAGATGATGTCCATCCCGGCGTCATGTACTACGAGCTGATCGAACCGCTCGGCGAGTGGCTGATCCAAGGACAACCTCAAGCCCCCAAGGATGTGCTTGATCAATTCAGGATCGAGTACCTGGCCTGGATTGATAAACAATAATCGTGGCCGTGTACTCACAACAACTGGAGGAGAGACTTTGATCAAGGACTTCGTTCGTTTATTTGCAAGACCATCTTCCGAGGTCATGGCTCGAGAGGAGCTGGAAGATGCACACCGACAGTTCCTCAGAGCGCAGAGCGGTCTCGACTATGCACGTCGCATGGTTGAGTACCACTCTGATCGAATCACCAGGCTCAGTCGCTATGTCAGAGAGACAAGTGCAAGGCAGTCAGCAGAGGAGAGCTGATGGCAAGACTGACATTTGAAACCACGCCTTCACTCAGGAAGATCGAGCGCATCCTTGATCTCCTGAAGTTCAGGGACTACTCAGTGCTCGAGCTTGCTCCGTTGATCCCCATCACTGACCGCTGGTTGGTTGATTACTTGAACCACATCAAGAGCAACAACCAGATCCACATCTGCGGGTACATGCCTGAAGTCGAGGGCATCAGGCGCTACCCCAGACCGGTGTACAGACTTGGACCAGGCGTTGACGCTCCAAGACCTGCGCCGCTGACAGACAAGCAGAGGAAGTTGCGCCGCAAGAGAAGGATGAAGCGCGACGACGACTACTTCTTCATCGAGCGAAGCAAGACCCGGCTTCGCAAGTTCATACCCAAACCCGACAAGGCAGCCGCATGGCTGTTCGCACAATGAAACACCTCGTAATTGGATTCCTTGCGGCCTCTGCATTTACAGCTCATGCAGAGTTCATGGATGGTAACTCGCTGCTGAACGACATGAGCTCGAGCAGCGTCTCGCAAAGAGGCATTGGTCTTGGCTACGTTATGGGCATAGCTGACACGATGCAAGGCTATACGCACTGCATCCCAGGCAACGTGTCATCAGGTCAGATCAAAGACATGGTCAAGAACTACTTGACCAACACGCCAGCAGAACGACACCTCATGGCACCAGAGATAGTGCTCAAGATTACGAGCACCGTATGGCCGTGCCCAGTTAAAGGAAAGAGCCTCTGACATGGAGATGCAAATGACATTACGCGAAGAGGTTGAGGTGTATCTGGGCGTCAGGCCAGCCAAGCCAGCACGTATTCGACAGAGCTACCCAATGATCAACAACGAAGCACCATCCCACTGGCGCAAGACATTGAAGCTGTGGGCCAAGGTGATGCTCACCTTTGTTCTGGCGTCGATGGCGATCGGGTTTATAAGCGGACTGATTGAGAGGTTGATGTGAATCCAACAATGACACTTACACAAGAGGTTGCGCTCAGGCGTGCGTTGCTTGTCTTCGACTGGCTGGAGTTGAGAACCATCTACCAGGACAAAGAGATCCAGCAGACGCACGATCTGTTACGTAAGGCTGTTGCGCAGATGGAGCCTGAACCAATCACCAACAAAGACTGACCATGTATCACAAGCGCACCACCAAGAACAACGCCACCAACCCGGTGGCCAGAGCGATCGCCAGGAAGAAGCTGCATGATGCGCTGGTTGTCCACAAGATCAAGCTATACATGCTCGCCGATGGTGAGTCATGTGCGCAGTTCATGATGGACTTGGCTACCACGCTGGCAGTCGTCGGCATGGCATCAGAACTGGACCCGAGTGTCGGGGCTGACACGCCGCAGGTGCGAGTTCTTCTTGGTGGTCTGTCTGCATGCAACCAACTCATCGAGCGAGACAAGTGGGACTCGAACCAGGCGGTGGCAATCGAGACGGCGCTGGACAACGCCGAGCTCCTGAACAAACGGGTGGGTGCTGTTTACATCACCCGTGCTTGGAATCACATCATCAACTTCAAACCATGAGAACACTTCCATTCGACTACTACCGCTGCCACCCGGAGCTACCCACTGAGCAATGCGCCAAGTGCCTGAGGTGGAACGAGATGCCGGGTCAGACCTTCGGTCCTCGCACACCACATTTCAGCATTGAGTCACCTGAATCAGAGGGCTGTTCATTCGAGCCCAGGTATGAGGATCGCGATCCGCTGCGGTCGTAGCGCTCCGGCGCTGAAGACTCCGCCCCTTCCTTAGGGGAAGGGTCTCCGCCTTCCCTCCCTTTTGAATATTGTTTGTATCTCCTTTTGCCCCTTCGTGCCCGCCGCTTGGCGGGTTTTGTTTTTTTAAGGAGCGCAAATGAGTGAGCACACAGAAGCTGTCGTTGAGACTGACAGCAAAGCAGACGAAGTTGTTGAGCAAACTCCAATCGAAAAGTTCATTAAGGAGTACTCAGAGTCAGGCGGGATGCTCGAGCAGTTCCAACTGTTCGATGAGTCGGATCGCTTGCAGATCTATTCGGAGTTGTTGGACTCGGGCATCGACTACTCAATCGTGCAGGCGTACTACGAGCTGCGCGTAATGAATCTTCTCCGCTCACGAGAATTGAGCACTTTGCGCAACTTCGTCAGTCGGCATGAAGACGCATACGACTGGGAAGATGTTCGCGAGTTGCTGGAAGACACGGTTAGCGTGAGTTACTGCGCTGACTGTGATATGTACGAGTTTGATGACCGCATGGTCGAGCCTGCTTACTCGGACGAAAACCGAGTATGCCGTGATTGCATTGACAACAGTTACTCGTACTCAGAGTACTACTCCAGCTACATCCACGATGACTACACGCGACGAGCCCGTGATGCTAATGGCGACGTAATCAGAGTCCACGAGCAAGATGAAGACTTCACCTACAACGATGATCTTGATGAGTACGTTCACTACGAGTACGAGCATGAAGAGGAAGTAATCCGCAACTACCACTCGTCCAAGCACTACCAGTCTCCCATCTTTGACGAATGGTCTAGGAAACGTGGCCGCTTCTTCGGTGTAGAGCTGGAGGTTGAGTGCCGTGGAGATCGTAATGATTCAGCCAGGCGTCTGCATACGCTGATCAACGGCGACCAGTACGGCAAGCGCCTGTTCTTCGAGCGCGATGGCTCGCTCAACGATGGCTTCGAGATGATCAGCCAGCCGATGAGCCTGCCCATGCAGCGTGAGCTGTGGTCATTCCTCAACGATCGCGACAACATCCGAGGCCTTCGCTCGCACAACACAAGCACTTGCGGCCTGCACGTTCACGTCAGCCGCCAGGGTTTGAGCAGCTTGCAGATCGCCAAGATCGTCACCTTCATCAACAAACCAGAGAACGAGGAACTAATCAGGGCCATCGCTCGGCGCTATGCCGAGGGCTACTGCAAGATCAAGCAAAAGAAGATCGGCCGCTCGCACCAGTCAGAAGACCGGTACGAGGCAGTGAACATCACCAGTCGCAAGACCATCGAGTTCCGCATCTTCCGTGGCTCGCTCAAGTATGAGTCCGTGATCTCGGCCATCGAGTTCTCTTATGCGATCGTCGAGTTCTGCAAACCCGGCGTGACTTCCATTAACGACCTCACGACTGACAAGTTCATGTCGTTCTGCGAGGAGCACTTGTCTGACGAAACTCAGATCCTGCGCCCCTACATCAACAACCGTCTCGAAATTGCTTAAGGAAATTCAACATGTGCCTTCTCGTTAACCAACCCCGCACCACCAGCTTCGACGACGAGTTCCTGACCGGCGTCTACACCCGCAACCAAGATGGCTTGGGCGTGATGTACGCAGAGGACGACAAGATCCACGTCTTCAAGTGCCTGCCTGCCAACGCCGCAGAGTTCATCGACTTCTACCGCAAGCATGCAGAAGGCAAGGACTGCGTGTGGCATGCACGTATGCAGACGCACGGCGACATCGACTTCGAGAACTGCCACCCCTACAAGGTGACCGACGACATCTGGATGGCGCACAACGGCATACTTTCCACCGGCAACGCGCAAGACCAAGCTCGCTCGGACACCTGGCACTTCATCAAGAACGTGCTGCGTCCCATGCTCAAGGCTGACCCTGACCTGCTGCTCGACGCTGATTGGATCGCCTTCATGGGCAGCATGATCGGCTCGTCCAACAAGTTCGGCTTCGTGCGCAGCGACGGCGTCGTGTGTGTCGTCAACCAGAAGTCCGGCGTGACTCACGAGGGTGCCTGGTTGTCCAACACCTATGCCTGGGGCAGCACCAAGCTGGGTGGCTATACGAACATGTACACCGGCTACGGCCGCGGCACCTGGCCAAGCAATTGGCACGGCTCTTGGAACGATGCCGATGATGAGGAGTACAGCCTGGTGACCACCTCTTCTCCCGCCCAGCAGGTCTACAAGACCACCAGCACTTTGACTTCCAACCAGGTAGCGCCAATGGTTCGTGCTGCGTACAACCAGTGGATGCGCCGCGGTGTTGCAGGCATCGAGCAGTGGGTGTTTGACGCGCCACACAAGGCTTCGGCATTGCTGTCGTACTGGTACGAGGATGTCGATGGCGTCGAAGAGCTCGTCGAGTCTGACCCCATATCTGCCGCAGAGTGGATAGAGGACCTGTTCACCAGCGATTCCATCCAGCCTTCGATGCTCAACTAAGGGAAACTGATGAACGACTGGGAGAAGCATGTGGAACTAGAAATCACTGATGCCTCCCTCGATCAGTTCCGGTTGCTGCAAATCAGCATCGCCGTGGCAGACATGAGGGAGATTGATCTCATCCCCGACACGGTCTACGACCGTCTCACAAATCTAATTCGAAAGGTAGGTTACAAAAGCGAATGACCAAGCTCATCACCACTGGGCAGGAGGGGCTCATGCCCCTTTCTCCAGACATCAACGGCAAGGTCGTGGTGCTACGCCACACCTGGCTAAACATGCGGATGCAACTGCCCCGCCTTCAGCTCGTCAAAGCAACAGGAGGATTCGGCTGCAAAGCAGACTCAGGCGGCAAGGTCTTCGGTCGCTTCATTGCAAGCGGCGAGGACACCACGTTCCGGCGCACTGACCTGATCGGCGAGGCCAGCACCGAGCTCATCGAGCAGGCGATGGCTGACACGACACCGATCACACCAATCAATGCGTCACTGCGCGAGTACCTGGCCATTGCCAAAGACGGCGAGCAAGCCAGGGGCGACACGATCGAGCAGGCCAAGGAGCGACTGCACCGCATCACGCGATCAGCAGTGATCGCCGTGTACCAGATCCACCCCGAGTCGTTCGTCACTGACCTCGGGTTCATCACTTACCCGGAGGGCATCAAGCCAGTCGAGATTCAAGTACGCAAAGGAGGTTGATGGATAAGCACAAGCTCACGATCAAACGCACAGTCGCTGAGCTTGGCTTGAAGATGACGGCCCTACGACAGGGCCGCTCTCATCTTAAGGCCGAGATCACAGACGGCAAGAAGGTTCTCCAATACACGTTGCCACTCACTCCGAGTGACAGCAGGTGGAGAAAGAATTTCATTTCAGATGTACGAAAGCAGTTCACATGAGAAAAACTTACTCGAAGGAGAAGCGCTCCGAGATCATCCAGACATGGGCCGCTGGCCTTGGAAGTGTTCGAGATATTGCCGAGGCACACAACATGCCAGCATCCACGGTGTACGGCATGCTTGAGCGAGCTGGTTTGTGGAAGGGTGAGGAGACCAGCAAGCCATCGCACCCAACCCGGCAGTCGATCGAGTATCTGCTCATGACCTCATCGGATGCCGTGCATACACAGATCGCCTTCAACCGGGAGCACCGCAACGTTCGAGGCGGGGTGCAAAAGATCAACGCTGCGCTTCACCTGTTCATTGCCAAGGCCGTAGGCCAAGGCCATTCGTTCAGCCAGGTGTCTGAGGTTGTTCACCTCGACCCTCAGACCGTGTCGAAGTACGCACGTCAGATCTTGGACATACCGCATCGCCGCCGACTGGACCCGAAAGAGATGAGGCACGAGCAAGACCCTGGCCAGCTAGTAATTGACGGGTTCAAGATCAAGCCGATGAATGAGCCAAAGCCTGGATTGCTCAAGCGCCTCTGGCGCTGGCTGTTCGGGTAATGAATGAGACCAGGGCTTCGGCCCTGGTTGAATTCATTTAATCATCGCCGCCTCGTTCTGTATTTACGGCGACCCAATAAAGAAAACCCCCTGCGGTCCGGGTTGCCGAGGGGGTTCTCTCAAAGCTGAGCCAATCTTGGCAGGGGTGCATACCCCAACGCTTTATGCCGCTAATGTATTTGGTGATTCTTCGGTATGCAAACTGCAACGCAAATGCTCACGGATACAGTAGGCGAATGCCTCCATGCCTACCTCGATGGTCCACGGCATGTCCCAGCCGGAGTCCCACACTTGGCCAGTGATGGCGCACAGCGGTAGCCGGATGCGCCACGGCCGGAAGTCCTCGCGGTACGCCAGCACGGGTAAGCCCCCGATGCGTTTGGCCTGGTCGAGTACCTGGCCTTCCCAGATTCGGGTCAGGTCGGACTCAGACAGGGCTTTGTAGCGCTTGATTTCGATCGCCATACCCTCGAGGCCCAGGATGTCGTGACCCCCGTTGCGGGTCTGCTCCAGGTTCCTCTTGAGTGGCTCGGTCAGGTAGTCGCCCAGGTAGTCGCTCAGTTCTTTGCAGAAGTCACGCTCGGCGCTTGCTCCTTTTGCTCGGCTGTTGATCTTGCCCATTACTGCCTTTCTTGGAGCCGCAACACGGCCTCATGGATTCTCGGTGCCACCGTATGCACGGTGTTGATGTTGTAGGTGTAAGAGAAAAACTTCTCCACACCGTCTCGCCTGAGCTTGCCAACTGCCTGCTTGTGGAATGGAGGGTCATCACGAAGCTCTGTCACGACGA